CGCACAAATTGCGCGGGTCTTTGGTTATCAGCTTGCGCTTATTGAGATACCTTTGGAGGATGACACGCAACAAAAAAGCCCCGCCACGGATGGCGGGGCCGATGACATAAGCGGGGCTGAAAGATCAAGCGCGGCGGGGCGCTAAGTTTTCCGCGATGCGGTCCAGAATACGAGATCCCGAACGCTCTTCGAATAATTGACCGCGCACATTAGAAGCTTTCCACAAATTGCGATCACGCGATGATCGAATAATCCAAGCTTCAACCGCGCCGTGACGTAAGACGACAAGCCCATCGGGCCCGTCGCTTCGCACTTCAAGCCCAAGGGCTTCCATTAGATCAAGCTTCATCATCAAGCCCGCCATATTGTTTAAGCATGTCTGAAAACCAAGCTTCCGGTTCATCGACTAAGCGGTCCGCCGCATGGGGCGCGGCAATGCAAAGCATGTCTCCTGATCCGATGACACGCGATAAGACGGGGCGCATATTGGCACGAGACCAAGAATGATTGTTATAGGGCCAACGCAAGCCGCTAAAGCTTTTCGCGGCGTCGCTCATCACACCATAGAGCAAGCCTCGTGAAAAAGCGGGCGACGTCATGACATGCGCGGCGCGGGCAAGATCAAGCGGGCTTGTGTCCATGCGCCACCATATGTGAAACGTGTCTTCACAATCGAACGGAAGCGAAGAGCCGCCACACCATAACTCGACGGGGCGCAAAGCGGAAAGGGCGCGAACAAGAGCAAGGATCAAAGCCCCGCGCTTTTTTAATGTTTCCGCGCCTATCCCACCAGAAGAGACAAGATCGACACACACCGCAAGCGGGGCGCTTTCCGATGCGACGCGAACGCGACGCCGCATCGAAAGCGGGTGACCGTTGATTGCGGCGCTTATGATGGCAGAAGAGCCGATGACGTCCGCGACACGTGCCCAAGCGGGGCGCGCCGCATGTAAGCTTTCGAAACGTGACAAGAACGCATCGCTTGCGGGCACACCGGAAAGATCACCGTTTCGCGCATAATTAAGCGCCGTGTCATAGCTTTGTTTTCCGGTCCACTTTTCCTTGTCTGTGCATTGCTTCCGGTTTGGATTATCTTGCGGCACGATATGCGCCCTTTCGATAAAACCTGAGAGATTATCGCTGATTAAGAACACGTCTTTACCGTTTGTTTTCGGACACGTTTCGATCACGTCAAGCTTGATTGTGTGCATGGTGAAGCCCTTTCCTGTTTCGCGTTTCGATCACGAGCGCCCTTCGATGATTTTCTTCTGATCATTCGAGAGATTGGCGGCGTATGTCATCGCCATTGCTTCATCATGAGTGAAGCCCGCCGCGATAAGCGCCGCGCCCGCAATGGATGAACGGGGCGTTATAAGCACTTTCAAGCCCGCCGCGCTTGCACGTTCACGCGCCGCTTGGACACGCCGCGCAAAATCGGCATTGCCTGAAATTGCGGTTTCAAGCGCGACGTCATAGCCCCATGACAAGCGAACGCCGAAACGGTCCAGAAAGGCGGCGTCAATCTTTCCGCGCCCGACATAGTCCGCCGTCGCGCCTAAGCCCCATGTGTTGCCTGTCGCAATGATGCGACAATCTGGATGACGTTCAATCAATCCGTCCGGAAAGCTTGCGATGCCATTGGCAAGCGCCCCGTTAAGCGCAAGCAAAGCGGCATTGTCCGAACCGTCAACTTCGTCAAACAAATAGACGCCGCCTTTTTCGTAAGCTTCGCGGAAGGGCGTAGTATGGTAAACGCCGTGAGCGTCTTTATATCCGATAAGCTCGAAAGCGTCGCGCAACGCGCCGTTATAGTAGAAAGGCAAGCCCGCCGCCTTGGCGAAAGCTTTCACGCTATGCGTCTTTCCTGATCCGGCAGGGCCCGCGATCCAAACGTTAGGGGCGAAACCGTCCGCTTGACGCGATGACAGGACACGGCAAAGCGTGCTGAACATTGGATGATGATGGCCCGCGCTTTCCCCTACCTTCACCCCGTTTGACGTCATTTCGATTTTGACTGTCGAAACGTTTGATAAAGCTTTTTCGATGGCGGGCTTGATTTGATCGAAAATTTCCGAAAGGGCGTGGCCCTTCACTAGATGCCATATAGGCAGGCCCGCTTCATTCTTGTCGAAGGATGGCGACGCGATGGCGGGCTTTGTTGTTTCGCTTTCTGTTGTCATGGCAGGCTTTCTTTCCGTTGTTTCGCTCGTGCTCGTTTCGCCCTTGATGGCGCTTTCGATATCAATTCCAAGGGCGCGCGCCGCGCTCAAAATTTCATCTTTCGAGTAAGATGAAATCGACATGTCACCACGCGCTTTCTTGTAAGAAGCCCATCCGTCATGCGAGACGATAGCTTTACGAAGGGCGCTACGTTGTTCGGCTGATAAATTCATGACTCTTTCTTTCTGCTTTCTAGTGACAAGCCCCGCGCTTGTCATGCCGCTTTCTTGGCATGATTCGGCGCCCCGTGTCAAATCAAATTGGCACGTCGCAAGAAAACAGTGAATTTATGTCATGGCATGGAATAAACCCTTGAAAGATAACAAAAAACAAGGCCCGCCGCCCTCGACCCCAGACCTGTCAAATTTTTGACATGTCACTTTTATTCTGTGTCATTGTGTCGCGGACCATGTCACGAGCCCCGTGACACGTGACACGAGCCCCGAGATCCGAGCACCGCTTGCCGTTGCGTAACGTCAACGGTCCTTTGACCATGCGTCATGTCACGTTGCGAAACGTAAGATGACCGAACGTCACGTCACGTTACGGATGACACAACGTAAGATGACCATGTGTCATGACACGTGACACGGTGACAGATGGCATGTCATGGGGGCTTCGGGTCCCTTGCCCAATGTCAGATGACAGGGGGGATCGTGTCACGGACCTCGGACCCCCTAAATCGGGCCCGCGTCCGCAGCGATTGTCCTATAATCCCGATTTTTCAGGGTATGTGAGTAACGCAAAAAAGTCCGCCGACCCCCCTACGAGCAAAACGGCTTTGGGTCCCCGGCACCCCGTGGTAGTATAAAAAAATCAAAACAGGAGGCTGTCATGACATGGAACTATCGCGTCTTCTTAATCCCCGGCGGCAGCCCTTTGGAGGAGGACATCTACGCGATCAAGGAAGTCTACTACGGAGATGACGACGAGATTGAGTTCTGGTCCGAGGCCAACATGGCCCCGATGGGGAATACCATTGAGGAACTGGAAGAAGACCTTGAAAAGTTCATGGCGGCTTTTGACGAGCCGGTTCTTTTGATCGACGGCGACCGGGCGATTGAGATTGGTGATATTGTCATGGACGATGACACGGACGAGCCAATCATTGACGTTGACCTTCAGGACTACCACTAGTCTGCAAGGTATCTCCAGTTCCGGCGGGACAAGATCCGTCTGATAGTGTCGCTGCCGACTCCGTAGTCGGCGGCAATTTTTGACGAAGATCTAGTATCTTTCCGGATGGCACGGACATCATCTTCGGTCAATTTTGCATTTCCGTTACGGGGTCCCCTCGGCGTCCGCCCCCGCATTGTACGATCTGACATATTGTCGGCGTGGGTCCCTGACTCTAGGTGGTATGGGTTTACACACCATCGGTTATCGCACTTATGTCTGACGATTGTGTTTGAATCGATTTCTTGGTTTGCCAGCATGTAGCTGAAGCGGTGGGCGAGGTAGTGTTTGCCAAGTACGTGGAAGGTTCCATATCCGTCGGTGACAAAAGCACCCTTCCATTCCCAACATCGATCTTGCCGATCTACTGACACCTTGCTGAAGAACCGTGCTATGTCGTATAAGTCTACTTCTAAACCTGTTGGCAAACAGAAAGGTGTTTCACGTGAAACACGAGAAGCGTGATCCGTCATCCCATCGTACCCCGTCGCAGATCCGTAAGATGGACCGGGGGTACAACGCTACCCCTGAAAACATCAAAAAGCGGTCAATGCGTAATGAAGCTCGCAAGAAACTAGCTAAAGCGGGCCTTGTAAGCAAGGGCGACGGCAAAGATGTCGATCACATCAAGCCCGTTCGGTCCGGCGGTTCGAATGCCAGATCAAATCTTCGTGTCATGTCACGCTCAAAGAACCGAGCTTGGAGAGCCAAATAGTGCTTGTAGAAGACGAGAATACCAAAAAGCTCCGCCGACTTGCGGCGCTTATGAACCGGGCTAAGGAATTTAAGGCATACGACAAAGCCCAAGAAAACTTCATGGACTTTGTAGCGATGATGTGGCCCTCCTTTATCGGGGGCAGGCATCATAAGATGGTTGCCGAGAAGCTTGAGGCTGTTGCTCGGGGCGAGTTGAAACGGCTGATTATTAACATGCCACCTCGTCATACAAAGTCTGAGTTTGCCAGCTTTCTCTTCCCTGCTTGGATGATTGGCAAGAAGCCAAGCATGAAGATCATGCAGGCGACCCACACGGCGGATCTGTCAATCAGGTTCGGTCGTAAGGTCAAGAACCTCATGGAGACAAAGGAATATCAGGGCCTGTTTGACGTTCGACTAAGGTCGGACTCAAAGGCTGCGTATCGTTGGGAGACGGATGATGGCGGGGAATACTACGCGGCAGGCGTGGGCGGTAACATTGCGGGTCGCGGTGCTGATCTGTTCATCGTGGATGATCCTCATTCAGAACAGGATGCTATGTCGCCTACGGCTCTGGAAAATGCGTGGGATTGGTATACTTCAGGACCTAGACAGCGTCTTCAGCCGGGTGGTGCGATCATTCTGGTCATGACACGGTGGGGTGAGAACGACCTCACTGCACGTCTTTTGAAACAGGCCGCCAAGGACCCAAAGGCTGACCAGTGGGAGGTGATCGAACTACCGGCAATCTTGGACAGCGGCGCTGCGCTTTGGCCGGAATACTGGAAGATTGAGGAGCTTGAAAAGATCAAGGCGTCTATTCCGCTGACACAGTGGAACGCCCAGTACATGCAGAAGCCGACATCTGACACGGCTGCGATTATCAAGCGCGAGTGGTGGAAACCTTGGTCCAAGGACGACATACCGCGACTCCATTATGTTATGCAGAGTTACGATACCGCGTTCCTGAAAACTCGGACCGCTGACTTTACGTCGATCCAGACGTGGGGCGTCTTCTATCCGAGGGAGGACAGTCCGCCCAATGTGATTTTGCTGGATGCGAAGAAGGGTAGGTGGGAGTTCCCCGACCTGAAGCGTATTGCCTTTGAGGAGAGCAAGTACTGGGACCCTGAAGTGATCTTGATCGAAGCGAAGGCGGCGGGGCTGCCCTTGACCCAAGAACTTCGGTCCTCGGGCATTCCGGTGGTGAATTTTACACCGAGTCGAGGTAATGATAAGCACGCTCGTATGAACTCTGTTGCCCCACTATTCGAGGCAGGTTTGGTGTGGTATCCTGAGACATCTTGGGCTGAAGAGGTCATTGAGGAAATGGCTGCGTTCCCATTCGGGGAACATGACGACCACTGTGACGCCGCGACACAAGCTCTGATGCGGTTTCGACAGGGTGGGTTTTTAACACACCCCGACGATCTGGTTATTGAGCGGGTCGAACGGGAAGTGAAAAGGATTTATTACTGATGGCTCAGTCCCCCTTTAACAACATAGAAAAATCATCAAACTCCGGAACCTTGGATGGTATGCGGGACGATGCAATGGGGGACGCTGAACACGAGGGTGCGTTCGCAGCTTTGGAAGAAGCTCCGGAAAATGCTCCGGACGAGGTTGAAGAAGAGGACTACGTCGCTGACGTAGAGTTCTCAGCAAACCTTGCAGAGCATCTCCCTGAAAAGATCCTGCAAAAGATTGTGAAGGATCTCGACGATCTGATCACGGAAGATGATCGCGGTCGTGAGGAATGGAAGCACATGTACGAGAAGGGCATGGTCCTTCTTGGCTTGAATTATGAAGAGCGCACCGAGCCGTTTGACGGCGCAACCGGTGTCACGCATCCGATCCTGAACGAAGCTGTCACGCAGTTCCAAGCTCAGGCGTACAAGGAAATGTTGCCGTCTGGCGGTCCTGTTCGCACCGTGGTCATCGGTAAGGTGACACCGGAGAAGGAAGCGCAGGCTGATCGCGTCAAGACGTTCATGAACTACCAGATCACGCAAGTGATGGAAGAGTATGACCCTGACTTCGACCAGATGCTGTACTTCTTGGGTTACGGCGGATCGATGTTCAAGAAGGTCTATTATGATGACTATCTTGGTCGTGCGACGAGCCCGTACATTCAGCCGAAGGATTTGATTGTACCGTATGCTGCTCGTGATCTTCTGACAGCAGAGCGTGTCACGCACGTTTTGAAGTATTCACCTAATGAATTAAAACGGTTGCAGGTCAACGGATTTTACAGGGACATCGAACTTGGCAAACCGTGGTCCGGCGGCAAAGACGAGATCCAAGAACGGATCAACCGCACGACGGGCGTCGATGACCCCGTCGAACCGAACGAATACACGTTGCACGAATGCCATTGCTATCTGGATATTGAGGGTTTTGAAGACAAAGACGAAAACGGTGTTGAGACCGGTCTACAGGTTCCATATGTGGTGACCTATGAAAAGACCTCTTTACAGGTCTTGTCGATCCGCCGTAACTGGAAAGAAGAAGATGTCAAAAAGCGTAAGCGCCAGTTCTTCGTCCACTACAAGTTCCTCCCCGGCCTCGGCTTTTATGGATTTGGACTCGTTCATCTTCTTGGCAATCTCAGTCGCGCATCTACCTCTATTCTTCGCCAGTTGGTCGATGCAGGCACTCTTGCTAACCTTCCTGCCGGGTTCAAGGCCCGAGGTCTGAGGATCGAGGACCAAACCCCGATTCAACCCGGCGAGTGGCGCGATGTCGATGCCCCGGGCGGCGACCTTGCAGCCAACCTGTTACCTCTTCCCTATAAGGAGCCGTCAGCAACTCTGTTCCAGTTGCTTGGCTTCTGTATTGGGGCGGCGGAGAAATTTATTGGGACCACGGACCTTGGAATGGGTGAATCCAACCAAGAGCTTCCTGTTGGTACCACGATTGCGCTTTTGGAGCGTGGCTCGCGTGTCATGTCAGCGGTCCACAAGCGTATGCACTTCGCCCAGATGCAGGAGCTGAAGCTTCTTGCTGACGTGTTTGCTGAGTATCTTCCGCCTGAATATCCTTATGAAGTCCAAGGTGCGGACGTCACTGTCAAGGCTCAGGATTTCGATGGCCGCATCGATGTCTTGCCTGTAAGCGACCCGAACATCTTCTCAATGACACAACGGATCACGCTGGCGCAGCAGCAGTTGCAGCTCGCACAGCAGGCTCCGCAGATGCACAATATGTATGAGGCGTATCGTCGTATGTATTCGGCGTTGGGTGTCACGGACATTGACCTTGTTCTACCGCCCCCTCCAAAGCCTGTGCCGGAAAGCCCTGCTTTGGAGAATGCGCGGTCGCTGGTTATTCCGTCGGGGGGTCAACCTTTGAAGGTGTTCCCGGACCAAGATCACATTGCCCATATCCAAACGCATATCGGCTTTATGAAGCTGCCTTTGCTGATGGCATCACCGGCGGTGTATGGCGTTCTTCTGTCCCACGTGCTCGAACATCTGTCCTTGGCAGCACAGCAGCAAGTCGTGTTGCAGATGCAGCAGCAGGGCATCAATATGATGTTGCAGCCGCATGAGATGGAAGTTGAGGTGGCTAAGGCTGAAGCGGGTATGCTTGCTCAGTTGATGCAGCAGCTTGCTCCGCCGCAGGGTCCAGATCCGTTGATCCAGATCCAACAGCAGAACTTGGCTTTGAAGGCGCAAGACATCCAGAACAAGGCGACCAACGATCAACAGAAGGTCGCTTTGGAACAGCAGAAGATGGCGCAAAAGGCCATGCAGGATCAGGAGCGGTTGCAGTCGATGGAAGACATTGCACAGCTTCGCGCTAACACGGCGATGCAACGAGTCGCGGCTACTAAAATGGCGAGGCAATAATGGCTGATACGTGGGGTTTTGATAATCCACGTGCCGGTGACACGCCCGGCTTTGGCACGGGTGGCGGCGGCTCGGTAGGCGGTGGCGGCGGATATGGTGTGGATCGCGGTGGCGGTCTGGCACAGCCTTCTGGTCCGAGCGGCTGGGAATCACAGGGCCGAGGTTCGAACGTAACGGACGCTCGTCCATTATCTCCTGCTGAATCAGCCAGTGGCCGTGGTCCGGGGGCGGCTGCTTACTATGGTAGTCCCACGATTATTCAGGGTGGCGGCGCTGCCCAGATGTATTTCCCTGCGACCGGTGGTCAGATGCCCACGGTCGGAGTACCGCAGGTCAATGTACCGTTCTTTGCTGGCATGGGAAGCTATACGGTAAGCCCACAATCCTTGGGTATGCCTTCGATTTTGATGAATCAGTTCCCGTCTCAAGGGACGAATGCGTATTTACCGCAGGCTCCGGGTCCAATTCGGTCTCCGAATATTGCAACTCCGACGATTGACGTGACACCGGCTGGCACAAATGTGCCGTTCTTTGGCTCAGAACAGGGGATGAAGCAGACAGGTGTTCGGCCCTTGGACCTCGGACCTTCGTATGGGTCGAGTTTTGAGAAGTATTCTGACCCAGAAGCTACAAAGGACTACATTTCTCAGCTTGAAACGGCGGGAAAGGTACCTCCGAACACTGTTTTGAAGCTTTATGGGGCTGAAAGCGGGTACGGAAACGCAAAAAATGCGTTCAATTTGTCGTCTGGACCCTCTGGACCGTTCCAATTTGACGCAAAAACGGGTGCTGCCTACGGTTTGGTGGGCGAAGGCTTTGATTATCGGCTTGATTTTGAGAAGTCGGCGGAGGCTGCGGCCAAGTATGCGAAGGATATCTCAAATTCCTTGGCTCCGACGCTTGGAAGACAGCCGACTGCTGGCGAAATCGGGCTTGGTTACAACCAAGGGATCGCTGGGGCGAAGGCACTATTGTCAAATCCGAACGCTTCGGCGGCGGAAGCCCTCGCTCCGGCGTACCGTGGCAACATCGATGCGGCTCGTCGTGCGATCATCAACAATGGTGGTGATCCTGATGCGCCTGCAAGCCAGTTCACTGGCAAGATGACGTCCTATTATCAAGGTCAGACGACAGAGCCTAAGACTTTGCTGGCTGGTTTGTCGGATGTGTTTACTGGTGTGGGGCAGACAACTGCTGATTTGGCTAAGGCTGCCCTGTCAGCGCCTGCAAAGTTTGCTGACACGCTTGAGTCGTTGCTTGTGACACCAGCTCAGGCGAAGGAAGCACCTTTTCCAACCCCTGTCACACGTTCATTCCAAGAAGCTGGGTCTCCTGCTGATTCGTTTATCGGGTCTATGGCTGCGGCTCCTGTTGGTCCTGCTGGTAGTTTTGCTGCGCCGGGAGGGCAGCAAACGGCGGCGCAAGCAGCGTCGTCGAGTCCACAGACCTTCGGGGATTGGCTTGGCAGTTTGTTTGATACTAGTGGTCGGATTAAGGAGCTTGAAGCGCAAGGACGCACCTCAACCTATCCGACATTCGGGGGCAACAACCCTGAAGCTGATTGGACTGCTGAAGATGCGAAGCAATGGTATGCGGATCAGTATACCGGAGGCGATGTAAGCAAGGTTAGGTCCCGTATCGTGGACTTTGGTCAGGGTCCTGTAGTAGATTACTATGCAAAGGATATCGGGGAAAAAATCTTTGGCGACTTAGGTCAAGGTATTGCCTCGTTGTTTGGTGGCAAGTCCGAAAGTTCCAATAACCGAGAACTTTCTGACGAGGAATACTTCCGTATCTACGGACGTAAAAGAGGAGATTGATATGGCATACCCGATCAAGACGTTCAAAGCGCCTGCAACCAAGATCGATAACATGGTTCAAGTTATCGAAGGTCAAGGCAGCGTTCCGTTGAAGCAGATGCAGGAAGTTCCTGTTCCGGCTGCACCATCAAAGGGTGACATGAAGGCTCGTGGCTTTGGCGCGATGCTTCGGTCACAGATGTTCAAGGTCCGTTAATGGACCCTTTCACTATACTGGCCGGTGCTACGGCGATCTACAATGGCCTGAAGTCTGCGGTAAGCGCAGGCGAGGACGTTGTGGACACGGCGCACCGTGTCAGCAATCTCATGTCAGAGGTTGCGAAGGTCGTGCAGCTTGTCTCGCTGCCACGAAAGAAAAAACTGTTTCAGTCTACTGAAGACTTCGAAGCCGAGGCTATGAAGCTTTACAGCGCCAAGGCTAAGGCCAACCAACTGGCGTTGGATGCAAAGAATCTGTTTATTTCCCAACATGGGAAAAGTGCTTGGGATTATATCCAGAAACAGGTTGCTGAGATGAAAAAGGAAGCCGCCCGTCAGGCAAGGTTAGAAGCAGAAGCTATCGAAGAAGCGAAGAAAGATGCAATCTTTTTGGGTAGCATTGTTGGCGGGCTTATTCTTGCTATGGGTTTCATTGGGCTGATGCTTGTATTGAGGGCGCATTGATGGACATTCTCAAAACATTTGGACCGTTGATTGGTTCAGTTGCACCCACGATTGCTACCGCTCTTGGTGGACCCGTTGCTGGCATGGCTGTCAAAGCCCTGTCAGGAGCTTTGTTTGGTCACGAAGATGCAAGCGAAGATGAGATTAAGACTGCACTTGCTAACCCGACAGCAGACCAGCTTGCGGCATTGAAAAAGATTGATGCTGATTTCAAAGTCCAGATGAAGGCTTTGGATATTGATCTGGAAAGAATTGCTGCATCGGATCGTGACAGCGCCCGCAAGATGGCGGTCATGACACATGATTGGACCCCGCGTGTTTTGGCTATTGTCATTGTCATGTCATGGGGGATTGTGCAGTGGTTCTTGTTGCACAATGTCATTGAGCCCTCTATGAGGGAACTGATTGCTAGAGTTTTGGGAACTCTGGACGGGGCCTTAATGCTTGTTTTGTCTTACTATTTTGGTTCGGCTCACAAGCATACTGACCCTGCGAAACCTTAAAGGAATGGTCCGTGGACGGACTTCAGGTTGCTGACAGCACATTGAAATTTATCCGTCAAAGGACGGAAGAGCTTCGGGTACAGATGACAGAGGGCGCTGTACCGGACTTCCACACTTATCAAAAGCTACGTTCAAGATACGAGGCTTTTGTATCGGTGGAAGAGCATATTCGCTCTCTGCTAAAACGGAGCATGACTGAAGATGAGTGGACTGATTCTGCCTACACACGTCGCTGAAGCACGTGAAAAGGAAAAGTTGAAAGCCAAAAAGCCTGAGAAGAAACAAGAAGTTAAGGAAGAAGTTTCATCGGCTATCGATGTCACTGACACCTATGTGAAGGAAGAAGATCGGGTTCTTGACCCAACACGTCTCCCCACATCTCTCTTGGAACGTATGCCACAGCCGACCGGCTGGCGCATTCTTATCCTCCCATATCGCGGTTCAAAACAGTCAAAGGGCGGAGTTCTTCTGGCCGATGAAACGATTGAGCGTAATTCTTTGGCGACCGTCGTCGGCTATGTGCTGGCTATGGGTCCTGAGACATACGCTGACAAAGACAAGTTCCCTTCCGGCCCGTGGTGCAAGAAGGGTGATTGGGTAATGATTGGCCGCTATGCGGGCACAAGGTTTCGGATCGAAGGTGGCGAGGTCCGGATCATCAATGATGATGAAGTTATTGCTACCATTTTAGACCCCGCTGACGTCTTGCACGTCTAAGCGCGACATGGAGTGATTCATGCTTGATGAAGAAGATAAAAAAGAAGAAGTCGTCGAGGACGATGCTCAAAGTACCGAGCAAGAGTCCAAGGAAGAAGAGGTAGAGGCTGCCTCTGGCGGAGAGGTGGAAGCCTCTTCTGATAAGGATTCCGATGATGACGAGCTTTCTAGTTATAGCGAAACCGTCAAGAAGCGGATCAATAAGCTGACCTATAAAACAAGGGAAGCTGAGAGACGCGAACAGGAAGCTTTGGAGTACGCCAAGGCCGTAAAAGCCGAGCTTGATGCGATTAAAAAGCGCGAGCAAAGCCTCAACAAAAGCTTTGAAACTGAAGCTGAGACCCGTTTAAACACCCAAGAACAACTATTCCGTGACAAGTTACGGTCGGCTGTTGAACAAGGGGATACTGAGAAGCAGGTCCAGATTCAGGCTGACTTGGTCAAGCTTGAAACTGAACGGGAACGTCTGCGTAACTATCGCGCATACCGCGTTCAGGAGGAAGAAGCCAAGCCTGAAAAGAACCTCCCACCAGAACCAGCCCCACGTGTTGTTCCTGACAAGAAGGCACAAGAGTGGGCCGAGCGTAATGCTTGGTTTGGACAGGATCGTGTCATGACATCGGCAGCTTATGCCATCCATGACGAATTGATTTCCGAAGGGGTAAGCCCCTCTGGTGACATGTACTACAAGGAGTTGGACAAGCGCATGAAGGAAGAGTTCCCGCATAAGTTTGTCCAGAAGAAACCACCAACCCCAACAGTAGCTTCAGCCCGTCCTTCACAGGTGAAGAAGTCTAGTGGTGACGTCGAATTATCCGAAACGCAAAAAAATATTGCGCGTCGTCTTGGCGTTAGTTATGATGACTACAAACGGCAACTGAAGCTCGTACAGGAGAGAGCATAATGACTCGTCCGACACGCGCTGAAGAAACCCGCACCAAGTCTGAACGTCCTAAAGTTTGGCGGCCTCCGTCAACCTTGGATGCACCTCCTCCTCCGGAGGGTTTTGTTCACCGTTGGATTCGTTACGAAACCAATGGGTTCGATGACCGGAAAAATATGTCCGCTCGCCTACGCGAAGGCTACGAACTTGTTCGCGCAGATGAATACCCAGAACGGGATGATCTCCCGAGCATTCAAGACGGCAAACATGCCGGAGTGATTGCAGTTGGTGGTCTGGTTCTGGCGCGTATTCCCAAGGAATTGGTTGAACAACGCAACGCCTATTATCGTCGGATGTCCAGTGATCAAATCACTGCCGTGGATAATGATTTGATGCGTGAAAACAACCCTAACATGCCGATTCAGAAACCTGAACGGCAATCCCGTGTCACGTTTGGTGGTCCACGTACCACCTGAACAAAGGATCTAAGCAATGGCAAATACTAATGCCGCGTTCGGACTTCGTCCGTATCGTATGCTTGGAAGCGGTGTGAACTCAACCGGCGACGTCGTCTATAACATTCAGACGGCTTCGACGGCTGGTACAGCTAGCGTTATCTATCAGGGCACCCCTGTGATTCCGCTTGCCAATGGCATGATCGACATCGTCGGCAATGCTAACGGCGGTACTGTTCCGCTTCTCGGCGTTTTCATGGGCTGCAACTACATCGACCTCACGGGCAAGCCCCGTTGGTCGCCGTTCTGGCCCGGCACCGCTGCTGTGAAGGCTAACACCCAAGCAACAGCAATGATTGTTTCTGACCCTGATGCAACATTCGCAATTAACTGCGATGCGGCAGCAGCCGACTCGATCATCCACGCAAACGCAAACCTTGCCTCGGCAACCTCGGGTTCAACGACCTCTGGTCTTTCCTCGGCACAGCTTGCGGTTTCAACAGTTAACACGACCAATACCCTCAATCTCCGCATCCTCGGCTTTGTTGATACGCCGAACGATGCAGATCCTGCGGTTGCTGGCCGTATCGCTGTTGTGCAGCTTAACAACCACTTCTACCGCTACTGTGCCAACGGCACGGGCGCTGGCGTCTAAGGAGTAATGGACAATGGCAATTACCCGTTCACAACTCCTCAAAGAGCTTGAGCCCGGTCTCAACGCACTTTTTGGCCTTGAGTACAATCGCTACGACAACGAGCACAAAGAGATCTTCGACGAAGAATCCTCTGAACGTGCGTTCGAAGAAGAAGTGATGCTCTATGGCTTCGAACAAGCCCCTGTGAAAGGCGAAGGCGCAGCCATCGCTTACGATCAGGCAGGCGAAGCTTTCACGGCTCGCTACACCCATGAGACGATTGCTCTTGCATTCGCCATCACGGAAGAAGCTGTGGAAGACAACCTCTACGACAAGTTGTCGGCTCGCTACACCCGCGCTTTGGCCCGTTCAATGTCGAACACCAAGCAGGTTAAGGCTGCCGCTGTTCTCAACAACGCTTTCTCATCGTCCTATGCAGGCGGCGACGGCGTCTCGTTGGTGAACTCAGCTCACCCGACTGCAATGGGTGGCAACTGGTCGAACACGCTCTCGACGCAAGCTGACCTCAATGAAACCTCGCTTGAGCAGGCTCTCATTGATATCTCCTTGTTCATCGACGAACGTGGCCTCAAGGTCGCTCTCCGTGGCATGAAGCTCATCATTCCTCCGCAGCTTCAATTCACTGCACAGCGCCTCTTGAAGTCGGAACAACGCACCGGTACTGCGGACAACGATATCAATGCGATCAAGTCTGGTTCGTACCTGCCTGATGGCTATGCGGTTAACCACTTCTTGACCGACCCTGATGCGTGGTTCGTTAAGACCGATGCTCCGAACGGCTTGAAGCACTTCGTCCGTTCGCCCCTCAAGACCGCTCTTGAAGGCGACTTCGATACCGGCAACGTGCGCTACAAGGCCCGCGAGCGTTATTCGTTCGGCTGGTCTGACCCGCGTGGTATCTATGGCTCGCAAGGTGCATAAGTTGCACTGACCGTGTCATGACAGATTGGGGGCTGGACCTTGTGTCAGCCCCCTTTTTGTTATACAGTTTTTTAGTCCCTGACAGCCATAGTGGCTGACACACCCAATGACAGGAGACCCTAATGGGTACGACGACTTTCTCCGGTCCAGTACGCGCTGGCCCAATCAAGTTTACAACTGGCACAACCCTCGGCACAGACGTTGCTGACATTGGCGAAGTTGTTCTTTCTCAGTATCAAGCAATCACGCAAGCTGGTCCTGCTGCTGACGGCGTCTTCACGACAGACATCGTGATTCCGGCAGGCTCGACAATCACAAGCATCCAACTTTATGTTGGCGTTGTTTGGACCGGCGCAGCTTCGACTCTCGGCATCGGCACGACAGCTTCGGCTACCGCTTTGACAGCAGCAGGTGCGGTTGCTGGCGGCACACTCGGCATCATCTCTGCAACAGCAGGTGCGGATGCAACTCGTGTTGGTAACTGGATCAACGTCGGCACGACCGATGTCCGCATCAAGGTTACATCCTCAAACACGGGTTCTGGCACAGGCTGGCTCGTTGTGAACTATATTCAGCACGGCACATACGTTCCTTAATAGGAGGCCGTAATGGCTGATGCTGTAACGTCACAGACGGTTTATGACGGCTCACGTAGAGCCGTCATGAAGTTCACAAACATTTCGGACGGCACTGGTGAAAGTGCCGTCACGAAAGTTGATGTCTCAACGCTTGCTCCTTACAATGGGAATGCTTGCACGAGCGTTCAAATTCAGAAGATTCATGCGATGACAGACGGCATGGGTGTCAACATCCTTTGGGATGCGACCACCGATGTCTTATGCGCGACAGTTCCACAGAACGCATTTTATGGTTATGACTTCGCTCCTTTCAGTGGTCTTACCAATAATGCTGGTACAGGCAAGAACGGTAACGTCTTGTTTACAACTGTGGGGGCTTCTTCTGGTGACCGCTACACAATCGTTCTTGAGATGATCAAGCACTACGGCTGAGAGGCTTAAATGGTAGCCACGCGCCCACCTGCATCAATATCAAGGGTTGGAACGTATGAGCCGTTCAACCTACAAGTGGCGCGTGGTCAAATCCCGTGGCATCAAAATGTCACTGTGTTTGGGTACAACTCTGACGTCGATACATCCGTGGAAACTGTTTGGCCTTATGGTGGTCTTCTTCAATTTCCTGCCACTGCTTTACAGATGAAAGTAAGCTCAGATAACGCTAATGATGCAGCAGCGGGAACAGGCGCTAGAACTGTTTATATTGAGGGACTAGACGCTGATCATAATGTGATTAGCGAAACTATATCATTGAACGGTCAAACTGCTGTTCTTACAGCAAACTCTTATCTCCATATAAACCGAGCCTACGTTGAGACTGCGGGATCGTTATATAGCGCCGCAGGCAATATTTACTTTGGCACGGGCGTTGTCACTTTGGGTATTCCGGCAACTGTTTATGACATAATCCAGTACGACTATAACACTAGGGTTACCGGTAGTTACACCATTCCTGCTGGCTATACTGGTTATCTAGAACAAGGTCTCTTTTCTTCAGGTCAAACAGGCGGATCAAATGCAGTGACGGGTCGTCTAATGACTCGTGGCACAGACGACATTCGTCGTACAGTCGCCGTTGTAACACTAAACAATGGCGCGGCAGATTATGCTTTTGAGTACCCAGTTGTAATCCCGGAAAAGACAACGATTGAGGCACAGGCTGTCGGAGCTTCTACCAATAACGCCTGCTCAAGCATGTTTATCATTGTTCTTATTAAGAATGACGCGGGGACTGCGTGATGGCTAAAGACATGGGCATCAAAACCTCCGTGAAGTCTGGCAATTTCCGCCCCACTAAAAGTGGTGCTGGAATGACGGAAAAAGGCGTTAAAGCCTACCGTCGTGCAAATCCCGGTTCAAAGCTGAAAACAGCAGTGACCGAGGCTAACCCGTCCGGTGAGAGGGCCAAGCGCCGCAAGTCATTTTGCGCCCGTTCTGCTGGGCAAATGAAGCAGTTTCCAGAAGCTGCAAAAGATCCTAATAGCCGTCTTCGTCAGGCACGTAAGCGGTGGAGGTGCAAATGACACATGTCGATGATGGCGTGAAGCATGTATTAGATCTAGCTTCAATTACTACGGTTGTGGGTGCGTTGATGGGTATCCTTCCTTCTATTGCCGCTATTTTTACAATAGTCTGGACCGGCATTCGCATCTATGAAACCAAGACCGTTCAAGATCTCTTGAACAAGAAAGGTGGCGACGATGATGCGCTCTAGCATTGGCAAAACGCTTGCTCAAAACCGCAAGCGTAAAGCACCTGTTGGATCGAAAGCCATGCCCGGCGTGAAGGCGATGTCTTCTATGCAAACCAAGATCCCCGGCGGAACTGGCGCTGCAATGAAAAAAGGCGGCCAAGCAAAGAAGCCCAAGGTCGGAATCGCTATTATGATTGGCTTTGGAAAGAAAAAAGGTGCAAAATGAAGGATGTTTGGGACAAGCCTAGACCAAAGGGTCTCGGTAAGCCAAAGGCTCTTTCGTCTAAGCAGAAGGCTTCTGCAAAGGCCGCAGCCAAAAAAGCAGGTCGTAAGTATCCTAACCTTGTCGATAACATTCGCGCAGCGAGGAAGAAATGAAAAAGCCTTCTGGTAAGATGCAAAAAGTAATGCACGAGTTCAAAGTCGGAAAGCTTCATTCCGGCAGCAAAAAGGGCCCAGTGGTTAAGAGTCGCAAGCAGGCGATTGCTATCGCTATGTCGGAAACCCGTAAGGCGAAGAAGGGTAAGTAAAATGGCTTCCAAGATTCCGTTCCCGATGTCTGTCCCCGGTCGCGCTAAAAAGCCTGCAAAGGTCATGAAGCCTGAGGATGATGAAGTAACACCGGCTCAAGCTGCCAGCATGAGAGCAATCATGGATGCTGACAGTGCAAAGCGTGCTGAAGAATCTGCTGACGAAGACGCCAAACAGGCGTATAAAGTACGTGGATACAGCAAAGGTGGAGCCGTTCGCGGCACTGGTTGCGCTTCTAAGGGCTACGGCAGAGGGAAAATGTACTGATGTCGGGAATCACAACAGGTCTGCTTGCGGACGAAAAGGAGCTAAAGATGGCTAAAGGTAAGATGATCAAGGAAGCTGGAAGCGGCGAAATGTACGCTTCTAAGGCTGCTATGAAAAAGCATGAGGCAAAAGAGTCTCCTGCGATGGAAAAAGCCGAGCACAAGCGTGGCGGCGGTATTGCTGTGAAGGGCAAGGGTATTGCTCTTCGTGGCGGCGGCATTGCTACTCGCGGCATGGGCATTGCGCTTAAAGGCGGCGGACGGGCTAAAGGCTGCATGTAATGACCACTTCAGGGACGAAGTCCTTTGAGCTTGACGTCGCTGAGTATATCGAAGAGGCGTATGAGCGTTGCGGCATTGAGGTAAGGACAGGTTACGACCAGCGGACAGCTCGTCGTAGCCTTAACCTTGTCTTGGCTGATTGGGCTAATCGTGGCTTGAACCAGTGGACCATTGAGAACGAAACACTTCCAATGATCCCCGGTACCAACAGCTACACGATGTCTCCTACGACAATCGATTTTATCCAATCGGTTTGCCGGTTCCCAAATGGTCAGGGGACACAGTCGCAGTATGACCTCACGATGGAACGTGTCAGCCGTGAATATTACAACAATATCCCGAACAAGCTGACCCGTGGTCGTCCGGTCCAATTCTTTGTTGATCGCCAGATTTCCCCAGTAGTTTATGTCTGGCCTACGCCTGACAATGACTATGATCTGATTCTTACGAAGCTTCTTCGTATGGATGATGCGTCGGCTGGCGTAAATACAATGGAAATGCCGTTCCGCTTCTATCCGTGCCTCGCTGCTGGGTTGGCCTATTATCTGGCAATCAAGAAGGCTCCGGAGCGTGTTCAGCTTTTGAAGGCTGTGTATGACGAGGAGTTTGCTCGCGCCGCATCTGAAGACAGGGATAGGGCAGCTTTGAACCTGACTCCGGGAAGAAGCTCCTATCGTGTGCTGTCATGACACGGTTTGCTTATGGTTCCCGCGCTATCGCCTTGTGCGACAGGTGCGGGTTCCAGTATAAGTATTTGGAATTAAAGAAGGAATGGAATGGTCTCAAGACCTGCACGGAGTGCTGGGAAACCAAGCATCCGCAGTTGATGCCTATCTTCCCTCCGACTGAACCGCAGGCTCTCTATGAGCCAAGACCTTCTCGTAAGGAGCCTATGGACGTGCCGGTCAGGGATGAAGAATTTCCGTTCTTGCAAAATTCCTTGCTTCAAGGAATTACTCAGGTCGGGATTGTTACTGTGGAGATCACCTGATGGCATGGACATACGCTACGCTGGTTCAAGCCATTAAGGATTGGACCCAATACAGCGAGACCGCATTCAACGACAATATCGATCAGTTCATCCTGAATACGGAAGAAAGGATCTTGTTTAATGTCGATCTTCAGTTTTTCCGCAAAAACCAGACGGCAAATTTGACAAGCGGCAACAAATATCTGGCCGTTCCGTCGGATTACCTTAACGCATTCAGCCTGTCTGTCACCGCAAATGGATCGACAAGCTTTTTGCTTCAGAAGGACGTTGAATACCTTCAGGAATATAACCCAACAAATGCGACGGGTGTTCCGAAGTATTACGCTTTTTTCGACATCAATAACTTCATCCTCGCCCCCGTCCCAAACAGTGCCTACGGCGTAGAACTCCACTATTTCTACCGTCCTGAGAGCCTGACGACGGCGACAAGCGGGACGTGGATCAGTAACTATGCTCAGGAAGCCCTGCTCTACGGTTGCCTTGTGGAGGCGTATATCTTCATGAAGGGCGAGCAGGACCTGATCAATACCTATACCCAGCGTTTTAACGAGGCTCTGGCGCGTCTCAAGAATTACGGCGAAGGCCGTGAGGACGTGGACGCTTATCGTGACGGCCTCATCCGTGTTAAGGCTACATAATGCTTACTCAGGCCCTCCAAGTACCCACAATCTCGGTTGATGTTGTGTCATCCTCCAACGGAGGACACCCGCCGGAGTTCTGGGCAAACCGAGCTGCACAGAAGATTGTACAGGTCTCAGATACTGCTCCGCCGGTCATTGCGGAACAGGCAAGGGCCTTTCAAAAACAGGTCGAGCAGGTTATACTCTATTATATGAAACAGGCTATTGAGTGCGATAGATCGACCGTCGCCAGCCGATTGTTACAGGGATAAGGAGAAAACAATGGCGTTTTCCGGTAACTATATGTGTACGTCTTTCAAGCAGCAGCTTTTGGAAGCCGTTCACGATTTTCGGCTGTCAGGCGGTAACACGTTCAAGATTGCCCTCTACACAAATAGCGCGACCCTCGATGCTTCAACGACGGCCTACACGACGTCTGGTGAAACAACCAACACGGCGGGTTCAGCCTATACCGCAGGCGGCAATACCCTGACACGTGTCAGCCCCACTTCATCCGGCACAACGGCGTTTACTGACTTTGCTGACACGTCATGGTCGTCGGCATCGTTCACCGCTCGTGGTGCTCTTATCTATAACACAACGCCTACTACGGGTGCTTATACCAATCCGTCAGTTGTCGTGTTGGACTTCGGTTCTGACAAGACGGCTTCGGCAGGTACATTCACCATCGTGTTCCCGGCGGCAGACGCAAGCAACGCCATCATTCGTATCGCGTGATGATACATGACCGTTTCACTCAAGCACAAGTTCGTCAGTTCAGTACCGGACGACGCGGACACTAGTCTTGTCAGGCCATCTAATTGGAATGACGATCACGACCTGCTGCTTGCTACAAACAGGCTCCTTGGCCGTACTACGGCAGGGACAGGTGCTGCGGAAGAGATCTCTGTCAGTGGTGAACTGACGCTCTCGGCTGGTGCGTTGAGCACCAGCGCGAACGTCGTCACGACATCAGGAACCCAAACGCTCACCAACAAGACATTGACGTCTCCTGTAATCACAGGGGGGACGACTGTCACTGTTCCTACTGGCCTGTATGATCTTGCAAACAAGGAATACGTAGACTCGGTTGCACAGGGCCTTAATTTCCATCCAGCGTGTAACTATGCAACGACAACCGCGCTTCCAACCTACACATATAATAATGGTGTCAGTGGTGTTGGAGCAACTTTGACAGCAGTCGCTGTTGGAGCATTATCGATAGATGGCTCCACCCCATCCGTAGGCCAACGCATTCTTGTCAAAAACGAGACTCTGACAAACGCCCCCTATAACGGGGTGTACACTGTCACGACTGTTGGCAATGGTTCTACTGCATGGGTCATGACCCGTGCCACGGATTACGACACGAGCGGCGCTGGTACAAATGAGGTTGATCAGGGCGACTTTATTCTTGTCCTTTCTGGGACTTCAAATGCCAATACCTCGTGGGTGCAACAGACACCTCTTCCAATTACCATTGGAACAACGGACATCGTATTCATTCAGTTCGGTGCAGCAACATTTTATACTGCTGGTACCGGTCTCACTCTTGTTGGAAATCAGTTCAGTCTTACAAATCCTGTCGCCACTAATCTTGGTGGTACAGGGCTTACAGGCTTTACTGCTGCCAACAACGCAATCTATTCGACATCAGCTTCTGGGTTGACCGCAGGAACACTTCCGATTGCTGCTGGCGGTACGGGTCAAACATCCGCGTCTGCTGCGTTTAATGCCTTGTCGCCCGTGACAAGTACCGGCGATTTGATTATCGGGAATGGTGCGAATAGCTCAACTCGTTTGGGTATCGGCACAAACGGATACGTTCTCACGTCTGATGGGACTACCGCTACGTGGTCAGCGCCTCCAGCAGCAGGTGTGACATCTTTCCAAACATCGCTCAATGGTCTAACCCCTTCAACGTCTACGACAGGGGCGGTGACGCTGGCTGGTACTCTTGGCGCATCATCCGGGGGCACGGGCCAAACAACATATACAACAGGTGATGTTCTTTACGCCTCCGGCGCAAGCGCACTTTCAAAACTTGGAATTGGGTCCAGTGGTCAAGTTCTCACTGTCGCCGGTGGGGTACCGTCTTGGGCTACACCTTCTGCGGGTGGAGCAACAGGCGGCGGGACAGATAAGGTTTTCTGGAATAACGACCAGACTATAACGACAAGTTACAGTATTCCGGCTAATACAAATGCTGGTACGTTTGGTCCAATCACGGTTGGGTCTTCTGCCACTGTGACGATTCCTTCTTCATCGACTTGGACGGTGATTTAATATGGGTAGCGTAACAATTAATGGCTCAACATCTGGATCAATAACTGTTGCTGCACCGGCTGTCGCGGGCAGCAACACGCTGACGCTTCCCGCCGCTACAGGAACCGTTATTACAACTGCATCATCTGCTGCTCTTCCCGTTTCAGCAATCAATGCGACGGGAACACCTTCAGCAAGCACATATTTGCGTGGTGATGGTGCATGGGCTGGTGTTTCAGGGCAGCTTATCCGTGCGCCGCAGATTCTTACATCCGGTACATCATACACCACGCCTGCTGGCTGTAATAATATCTTTATTGAAATGATCGGTGGCGGCGGCGGCGGTTCTGGCAACAATCGCACAGATACGAGCGCGGCTACTGGCGGTGGTGGGGGTGGAGCGTCCCCGTATGGTTCTGTTTATGTTGCAGTGACTCCTAGCACATCATACACATATGCGATTGGAGCAGGTGGCGCTGGCTTAAGTGGCACCGGAACGGCAACAACTGGCGGAACAACATCAATCACGATTGGTGCAACAACATACTCCTGTTCAGGAGGGGTTGGAGGCAATACAACTGGTAATAATAATAACGGAACTGGTGGCGCTGCTGGAACTGCAACAAATATGAGTGTTACAATTACTCCTATTGCTTCAACATGCCCTGCTGGTGGGAGTATTTCTTGTCCACTTGGGTTTGGTATTGGTGGGATGAGATTTTTCTTAACCCTTGGGTTAAATGGCGGAACGACAACGGGGCAGGCTGGAATAGGTTGGGGAGCTGGCGGTGGCGGCAGTTGGAACCAAACTGCCACAGGTACGACCACTGGCGGTGCAGGAAGCCAAGGAATTATACGCATCTGGGAGTACACCTAATGCGCTGTGCAGTTGTTAATTCATCAAACATTGTTATGAACATTATTGTGGCTGATCCAATGGTTGATCCTGCTCCTGAAGGCTACAAACTTGTTGGCTTGCCTGAGGGTTCACCCGTATCTTTTGGATGGTTGTATGATCATTCTACGGGTCAATTCACGTCTCCTGCTGAAGGAGCCGCATAATGACGGCAATCCTTAAAACCACAATTATCCAAGATCCGTCGTCATCGAGCAGTAATATTTTGCTGGATGCTAGCGGCAACGTAAATCTTGCTCAGACGCAGGGTAATGTGAATATCAATACCACCGGCGTGTCAGCAAAACTGTATGTGCAAGGTAATAGTGCATCTAATATATACGCCCTGACAGATGCGTCATCGATCTCTGTTGACATGTCACAGGGCAATAATTTTAGTGTCACCCTTGGTGGTAATCGCACTTTAGCAAATCCAACAAACATGACCGTTGGACAGTCCGGCGTGTTCTACATCACACAGGATGGAACCGGATCCCGTACATTGGCCTACGGTAGCTATTACAAGTTTCCGAATGGTGGTGGAGCACCTGTTTTGACCACAGCAGCCTCGGCAGTTGATGCCTTATTTTACACTGTTCGCTCATCAACAAGCATTACAATTAATTACGTTTTGAACATTGGGTGATACATGGGCCTGCCAAGTAACACCAACGCTCTTCAGAACGGTTTCTGGCAAGGCTACACTGTGGATCGTAGCTTGCGTTTTCGTGCGTCTGCCACAGCCTATCTAAATAGAACTCCGAGCGTAGCTAGCAACCGTCGCACTTGGACTTGGAGTGGATGGATTAAACGCGGAAGTCTTAGTTCACCTCAATGGATTTTTGATGCTATTCAAGACGCAAATAACTTCACTGCCTTTTTCTTCAATGCCGACAACACTTTTGGCATCCAGTATGTTTTGGCAGCAACATCAAAAGTATTGAAATATACCACTCAGGTTTTTCGAGATCCGTCAGCTTGGTATCATTTGATAGTTGCTGTTGACACAACTCCCGCAACTCCAACATTTAATGTCTATGTAAATGGCGTTCAAGTAACATCCTTTGGAACTAATACAAACACTGTTTCACAGAATGAGCAGTTGTTTGTGAATAACACCCTTGTCCATAATATTGGCCGATACGGTGGTGCGGCTAACTATTTTGATGGCTATCTTGCCGAGGTTAATTTTATAGACGGACAGTCTCTTACTCCGTCGTCTTTTGGTGCCTATGATAACACTGGTGTCTGGGAACCTATAAAATATACAGGTTCTTATGGAACAAATGGTTTCTATTTACCTTTTAGAAACACGACATCAACAACGACGCTTGTTGCTGACGCCTCGGGTAACGGAAATAACTGGACGGCTAACAACATTTCTTTGACCACCGGAATGGGGAAATATTTAGGAAATATTTCTGGTTCTTTAGACTTGTCAGCCGGGGGCTCTCCAAGTTCTATGTTCAAAGGCTCTATTGCAGCGCCCGCCGTCTACCCGGCTGCGGGAGTAACAGCAACCTTAACTCCGTATTCACCAATTTCATTTTCATCTAGCGCAAGGGTTTATGTTGGTATTGACTTAAACGGACCTTCGACAGGTCTTGTAGTTAACTCAACAAATTTTGGCGCTGGTGGCGTTGCTAACAACAGCAATGGGTGGGTTACAGTTACTTCCGCAGGTTCCCCAATAACAACAATGTCTTGGACGAGAGCGAGTGCTGGCAGCCAAGGGATGCGTATCTTTGCTGTTGAAATTGACGGTGTAATCTTAATTGACAACGTAATATACGGTGCATCCTATGACTCAATGAATGATTCTCCCACTTCTGCTGGGAGCCCGTCAAATTATGCTGTATTTAATCCAAACGATAAAAGTAGCAGCATCACAACATCAAGCGGAAACCTTGCTGCGACCCTTGGGGTTGCTGGATGGGTTTCAATTAAAGGATCGTTCGGGGTATCTTCCGGCCAGTGGTATTGGGAAGTGCTATACTCTTCAGGCGCTAATATGTTTGCTGGTATAGGAACCTCTGCAACAACCCTTTCATCATACCCGGGATCAACTGCTGACAGCTACGGCGTACAAGCAAGCAACGGTAATAAGTATAATAACGCAGCAGCCACTGCGTATACTTCTGCGATTGCAGCAACAGACGTTGTTGGCATGGCTTTTGACGCTACTGCTGGAACTCTTACATACTATAAAAACGGTGCAAGCCTTGGCACGGCATTTACTGGCATTCCATCAAACACATATTTCCCTATGTTTGGATGCGACAACAACACCATTCAGATTAACTTTGGACAGCAGCCTTTTTATTACACGCCGCCAACAGGATTCAAGGCGCTAAATACTTATAATCTACCAGCCTCTAGTATCTTTAATGGCGCACAGCATTTTGGTGTAAATCTTTATACTGGCAATGGAACGAGCCAAAGTATTGTAAACAGTGGATCTTTTCAGCCTGACTTTGTTTGGATTAAAAGAAGAAATACTGCTGCGGATCATGTATTGTATGATTCTGTAAGAACATTAGGTTCCTCAATATCATCAAATTTAACTTCTGCTGAGCCAAGTGTAACCAACGGTTTGCTCACATCATTTAATAATAATGGGTTTAGCGTAGCTGTAGTTAGCGCGAATAATTCAACTAATGGCAATTCTGATACTTATGTCGGTTGGCAATGGAAAGGCGGCGGAACTGCTGTAACTAACAATAGCGGCACTATCTCATCTCAGGTAAGCGCGAACACTAGTGCGGGATTTAGTGTCGTTACTTATACAGGAACGGGTTCGGCGGCCACAATCGGTCACGGTCTTGGCGTTGCGCCACAAATGATTATTATTAAGAAAACAAGTGCAACAGACAACTGGGCTGTGTATCACGTTTCTAACCCCTCCCCTGCGGCATCTTATGCGTTAACATTAAATATCACGGCAAATGCCGGGTTGAATACTACATATTTTAACGCAGTAGCACCGACATCATCGGTATTTTCAGTAGGCACTGCTGCCCAGACAAATACAAACGGTGCGACCTATGTTGCATATTGTTTTGCTGCCGTGAATGGCTATAGCGCATTTGGATCTTATGCTGGCAACGGCTCCGCGACGGACGGCCCATTTGTGTACACCGGATTTCGTCCAAGATTCATTCTTGTGAAGAGGTCTGTAGGGGGTATTGCGAGTTGGGCAACTTTTGACACTTCCCGTAGTCCGTTCAATTTATCTCAGGCCCCACTTTATCCAAACCTAACAAACACTGAGGCGACCGTATCATTTGGTGACATTCTGTCGAATGGATTTAAGTTACGGGCAACTGCCGGGGAAATGAACGGATCCGCTTCAACATACGTCTACGCAGCATTCGCTGAAAACCCATTCTCTATCGCAAGAGCGAGGTAAAAATGTTTATTCTAGGAAACCAAGTTCTTCGGATTGATCAGGCTTTTACGGGGCTTGATGGAACACAATATCCAATGAACTGGCTTCGCCTCACGACGCTTGAGGAAAAAGAAGCCATTGGCATCAAGGAAATAACTGATCCAGTTCGACCGGATGATCGCTTTTATTATGTCGATGGTAACAATATTGGAACACCTCGGGACCTCGCATCACTGAAGGCTGACTGGAAGGTCAAGATTAACGAGACCGCTTATGCGATGCTTGCTCCGACGGATTGGTATGTTGTCCGAAAGGCTGAGGGTGGTGCGGACATTCCAGCTAGTGTTTCAGCCTTCCGTTCAGCAGTGAGAGCTGCGGCGGATTCCAATCAAGCGGCTTTGAACAACGCTGCGGATTTTGATACATTCGTGCAGGCCACGGCGGCCTTGGTTTGGCCGGTTTTTGAGGGGGGCAACTAATGCCTGTAACCATTAACGGAACAACTGGTATTGCGGTTGTAGACGGCACTGCTGGCACTCCAGCAGTTCAGGGAACTGACACCAATACAGGAGTTTTCTTCCCTGCTGCGGATACGGTTGCTATTTCGGCGGGTGGTACAGAGGACTTTCGTATTGGTCCCGCCGGTCAAATCGGTCTTCAGGGAGCAAACTATGGCTCTTCCGGGCAGGTTTTAACTTCAGGGGGATCTGCTGCTGCGCCGTCTTGGACAACGATTTCGACAACCGGCGCTGCTGTATCAAATTATCAAGTGTTTACGTCGTCTGGCACATGGACTAAGCCGTCTGGCTTGACCGGAAATGAACTGGTTATCGGCTGGCTTTGGGGCGGCGGCGGCGGTGGCGGCACTTACGGCGGCAGCAACGGCGGGGGTGGCGGCGGTGGCGCTTGCCTTATGTTTCAGCTCCCCGCAAGCACTTTTGGCGCAACTGTTTCTGTAACGGTTGGTGCTGGTGGAAGCGCACCGGGCGGCGGCGGAAACACTTCTTTCGGCTCGTATACCGCCTATGCTGGCGGCGGCGGCAGCAGCGGTTCAACAACTGGCGGTGGTGGCGGGGGTTTAAGTAGTGCTGGGAGCAACGGTAGTGCTGGTGCTGGTCCGGGACCGGCGGCGGTTGCTCAGGGTGGAACCACAGGTGGTGTGGGAGGTAGTTCAATCTACGGCGGTGGTGGTGGCGGAAATAGTGGCTCCAACGGCGGTAGTTCAATGTTTGGCGGCGGCGGTGGCAGCGGTAACGGCAATCCGGGCGGCACGTCTATTTTTGGCGGTGCAGGTGGGACAGCAAATGCGGCTGGTTCAATTCCCGGCGGAGGCGGCGGCCAAAGCGCATCGGGCGCGAGAGGCGAAGTCCGTATTTGGGTAACACGTTTAACAACAGCGTGAGGGTATAATGGCTACATATGCAGTTATCACTTCATCCACAAATGTCGTTCAGAACATTATTGAATGGGATGGAGAGTCGGAATGGTATCCTCCTGAAGGGTCATTTGTAAAACTTCTTCCAAATGGCGTTGGTATGGGGTTTGTTTATGACCCATCCACTGATACATTCTACGACCCTACCCCGCCCCCTCCGCCTCCTAGTGAGTAATCTGTGGCAAACGCATTTCAAGGCAATGCTTTTCAAAGCAACGCATTTCAGGCCGGGATAAGCATTAATGTTTTTCCCACGGGCCTTTTTGCGACCGGCCTTGTTGGCGATGTCAGCGTCCAGACAGAACTAAATGTTGACGTCACTGGCGTTGTTGGTACTGGACAGGTTGGAACAGTACTCGCTGCTAGCGATGTCAGCATTTATTTGACCGGCCTGACTGCTTCTGGGGTTGTTGGTACTGTTTCCGCAGTATATGGGGCCAGTGTCTTCCCAACGGGGGTTGTTGGGACAGGTTATACAAACGATGTTTCCGTAGTTTTCAGCTCCAATGTCTACCCAGATGGAGTGCAAGGAACGGGCTATGTTGGAACTGTAACCACAGTCTATGATGCCAATATCTACCCGACAGGTCTTGCCGCGACAGGTTTTGTTGGAAGTGTAGACGTACTCTATGACGCAAATGTTTATCCAACAGGTCTAGAGGCCACAGGATACGTCAATGGCGTAACCATTGTTTTTGATGCCATTGTCTACCCTGATGGTGTATCTGCTAGTGGTTTGGTTGGTACGGTTGTCCCAATCTACGACGCTTATGTGTATGTCACTGGCGTACAGGCGACAGGGCTTCCCGGGCAGGTTTTGGTTTGGGGGCAAATCGTACCCAATCCCGGCTCTAGCTGGACTGATATTGCCCCATCACCGGGTTCGATATGGACTCCGATTAACGCGACACCGGGTTCGATATGGACTCCGATTGAACCTAGCTGACATAAAGAGTATACTGCTTTTGCACGTAAGAGGGCCGTTTCATGACCAGTACCTATTCAACCAATCTCAAATTAAATCTGATGGGTACAGGCGATCAGTCCGGTACTTGGGGCTCTACAACTAACACAAACCTCGGCACCCTTATTGAAGAAGCAATCGTTGGTTATGTTACGCAGGCTGTTGCTGACAGCCCGACGCCAACAACGCTTACGATTCCCAACGGGTCTTCTTCAAACGGTCGTAACTATGTCCTTGAATTAACAGGGGTTTTGACGGCAAATCGTACAGTCGAGGTTCCGGCAGTTGATAAGCCGTATATATTCTACAACAACACAACAGGTGGTTACTCTGTCACTGTCAAGGTGTCAGGACAGACCGGTGTCACGATCAAGGCTGGCAAGAAGGCGATTGTATACACAAACTCGACTGATGTGATCGAGGTTGCCAATGCACCTGTCACCGAAGACGGAGCCCAGACGCTCACTGGAAAAACCATAAGCGGTTCCTCAAACACTTTCAGTAATATCCCGTCTTCTGCCCTTTCCGGAACACTGACTGTAGCGGCAGGAGGCACCGGACAGACGACATACACAGACGGCCAGCTTTTGATCGGCAATAGCACTGGCAATACGCTGGCAAAAGCTACGCTGACAGCGGGGACAAATATCTCTGTAACGAACGGCAGCGGCTCAATTACCATTGCCGGATCATCGACACCCACTCTTACAAGCATCACTGCTTCTGGAGGCAGCCTTGCTGTGACAGGAAAGCTCGCGCCAACAGGCGCGATAACTCCTCGTGTCAGCTCTTTATCCGCGCCGTCATCACCCCTGTCTTGGAACAGTGATTCCTATGATCAGTTTGACATTGAAGGATTGTCTGTAAATTTGACAATCAACGCTGATTCCGGAACCCCTTCTGACGGCCAGCGGGTTGTTTTCCGTATCCGCGATAACGGCGCTGCTCGCACACTTACGTGGACAACGTCTGGCGCGAAATCTTTCCGTGCGATTGGTCTCTTTTTGCCGACAACGACTGTATCAAATAAAGTTACGTATGTCGGAGCGATATACAATGCGACCGATGCGTACTGGGACGTTATTGGAACTGCAACACAGGCATAACTAATGCTGTTTCTTCCTGAAATACCTGAGTCGCAATGGCGTACACCATCTCAGGCTCAACCAAAAGACGAGTTTGGAAACGAGAATAAAACCCGTTTTCATATCTCTGCACGTCTGAATGATGGGCATCTTGTCTGGCGCGGCTGGTTTGATGATCGCAATGACGCGGACGCTTTTTTGTACGCGATTGCCACTGACACGCTTCACCTTCAACCTGCTCTTTGGCGTCTCGCTACACCAATGTGGATGCCGGGCATGGGTGAGCAGCTAGCGTATTACTTTGCTACGACATCCTATCTTTCGAACACCGCAACAACCTCATACACAACGCCTGCTGATTGGTCTCCAACAAACACGGTTTATTGCCTTGGTGGCGGCGGTGGCGGTGCGGGGGGCCGTACATATAATTCCGGCGGTGGCGGTGGCGGTGGCGGTGGATTTTCTATTCTTACGAACTCTTTGGCCGTGGCTCCCAATACGACAATTACGGTACAGATCGGTGCTGGCGGCTCACAAGGTAATGCCTCTGGTGGTAGCGGTGGAACAGGTGGCAGCACTTGGTGGAATGGGGCAAGTCTTGCCACCAGCACCGTAGGTGCTGCTGGTGGTCAGGGCGGATACTCTGGTGATGGTGGATATGATCGTGCAGATGGTGGTCAATCGTCATCTGGCACAGGAACCACAAAATACTCTGGGGGCAACGGCGGTCGTCGCAGCTATGGTGGCGGCGGCGGTGGCGGCGCTGCTGGTCCTAATGGGGCAGGAAACAACGGGTCTGATTCCAATCAGGGAACGGGCGGCACAGGTGGATCCGGTGATGCCGGTTCCGGTGGCGCAGGTGGCGCAGGTGGCAGTAACGGAAATAGCGGTTCTGCCGGTAGTGCTGGCACCGAACTTGGTAGCGGTTACGGTTGCGGCGGTGGCGGCGGTGGCGGCGGTGGCGACAATCAAGGACCGGGGGCACTTGGCGGCCTATATGGTTCTGGTGGCGGGGCTGGTGGTCAATCTACTGGTGGGTCTTCAAACGGTGCCGCCGGTCGTCAAGGTCTGATTGTTGTTACGTACACAGCAGGCGCAAGCAGTGGTTTCTTAATGCTGTTTGGAAGGTAAAATTATGCCATTACAGAAACTCCAGTTTCGTCCCGGTCTTATTAAGGACGTGTCGTCGTACACGAACGAGGGCGGCTGGTTTGACTGTAACATGGTGCGTTTTCGTAACGGCTTTCCGCAGTCCGTGGGCGGATGGCAGAAATACGCCACCACTCAATTTCTAGGCACCTGCCGTGAACTGAACAACTGGATTGCATTAAGCGGTGCCAACTACCTCGGGATTGGTACGACGTGTAAGTTCTATATCGAAAGCGGTCAGGAGTTGTTTGACATTACTCCCATCCGTGAGACCGCTGTTCTTACAAATCCTCTGACAGCAACAAGTGGAAGTGCTGTCATCAACGTCTATGATGTGAACCACGGCGCGTTTACCGGCGACTATGTTACGTTTTCTGGTGCAACGGGTCTTGGCGGAAATATCACCGCCGCCCTGCTCAATAAAGAACACCAAATCACATTTGTGATTGATGCCGACAATTATCAGATTACAGCTTCTGCAACAGCCAATGCTTCTGACACAGGCAACGGCGGCACTGTCACGGCTGCTTATCAGATCAACTCTGGTCTTGATACACAGGTCGGTGGTACGGGCTGGGGTGCAGGCACATGGGGTCGTGGTGGCTGGGGTTCAGCAACAACGCTCAGTGTGGGCAATACTCTTCGTCTTTGGACCTCGGACAATTTTGGCGAGGACTTAATCTTCAACGTACGCGACGGCGGCATCTATTATTGGGATGCAACTGCTGGCACGGGTGTACGTGGGGTGGAACTTGCTTCACTGTCCACGGACCCATCTTGCCCGACAATCGCCACACAAATCATTGTTTCGGACAATGATCGCCACGTTATTGCCTTTGGTCCAAACAACTTCATCAATAACGACGGCAGCATCAATCCGCTGCAAGATCCCCTCTTGATTCGGTTCAGTACACAAGAAGATCCGACAGTCTGGACACCTACTGCTACAAATAGCGCGGGCGATCTTCGTCTCGGTGCCGGTACGCACATCATTCGTGCCATCGAAACCAAGCGTGAAATTCTGGTCTGGACTGACTTGTCGCTTTACTCTTTGCAGTTCTTGGGTCCGCCATACACCTTCGGCATCAACCCGATTGCATCGAACATCACATCGATTGGTTATAACTGTTACGCCACCGTCGAAGACAATGTCTTCTGGATGGGTATGGGTAAGTTCTACATCTACAATGGTAGAACGGACGAGCTTCCATGCCCCATCAAGAACCATGTGTTTACGAACATCAACATGGATGAGACCGACAAGGTCTACGCTGCGGTGAACTCGGAGTTCAACGAGATTACGTGGTTCTATCCGACGGCGGATTCGTCGGAAAACAACGTGTATGTCACCTACAACTATGCAGAGAAGGCATGGTCGTATGGCACTCTTGCGCGTACAGCATGGCTTGATCGCGGCACAAACCAATATCCGATTGCCGCTTCTCCAGATCGCTATCTCTACAACCAAGAACTTGGAACGGATGATGGCAGCGCAAACCCTCCTGTTGCGATTCACTCTTATATCGAAAGCTCGCCGTTCGATATCGGTGAGGGTGAGCAGTTC